TGGAAAGTTAATTAATACAGCTTTAGATAAACCCAAACCAACACTTGAATCTCCACAAGAAGACCTAACACAAACGGTGGTAGTTTAAATGGCAGAAAAAATTGAAAAGAAAAAAATATTAGGAACAGGAAGTACTTTGGGCAACATGCTTTCTGAAGAACGCATAGAAGAATTAGCCCAACTAGAAGCTACAAAAGAAAAAATTGCAAGTCCAAAAACTAAAGAAGGAAAGAAAAAATCTTTAAGAAATCTTAGAACTAATGCGCCAAAAGATTTTGAATATGATGAAAATGATTTTCCAGATATTGAAAATTTACCAGATAAAGAAAATTTACCTATTAGTTATATGAGTATGCATAAAGTTTTGGACGAAGAGGAAAGAGCGTATTATATTCGACAATGGGTTGATTATGGCGCTGAATTTGAAATGAATACCTCTGCAGATGAATCTTTATTACATAAATTAGTTTTAGAAGCAATTGTTTACAATAGATTGGTACGAAACCAATTAAGTAACCCTGGAACTGATTTATCAAAACAAATGTCAGAGTGCTCAAAGCGGCATGGAGAAGCTCTTAAGAACCTCGGAATTTCCCGTACTCAAAGGCTTGGTAGCAAGACAGGCACAGAAGATAACATTGCCTCTTTAGTGCAGGCTTTTGATAAAGATAAAATAATAGAAATTGAAACAATAGAAAAAGAATATGAAAGTGAAGAGGATGAACTTCTACGAAGAAAACAATTAGAGATTGATAAAGAGTTTGAAGAGATTAAAGCTGTAAAAGAAAAACTTAAAGATGGTAATAAAGAAGAAGCTATTCCACACGCAGTTACTAAACAAGAATGGGAGGAACAAGCACCTAAAGTCACAAAATTAACAGAGTTTTTTGACGAGGCAGCGCTCAAGTAAGCATGGTTAGAAAAAGTGGATTAATTCCAGTTACTTTAGAGAGTATTGAGCTGGAAAAGAAAAAAGAATTTATTCAATATCTTAGACAATATCCAGTATATGCAGTTAAAGTTTTGCTTGATATTGATTTAGCTCCACATGAACGTATTATTTTAAAAGGAATGTGGAATCATAAATGGGTATTAAATATAGCAGGTAGAGGTACAGGCAAGTGTGCGTGTAAAAATTCATTGTTATATGATTTTGAAAAAGAAAAGTATATAACTCACGAAGAGGCTTTTAATAAATATAGTAATAATACTTTCAAAACACTAGGTATGATAGATAATTATAAGATTGGGCCTGTTGAGGCCAAGATAGGGATAAATGGTATTAAATCTTGTGTAGAAGTTAAACTTAAAAGTGGTAGAAGTATTGAAGTTACTGAGAACCATCCTTTATTAAAGATAGATGGCTGGTGCGAAGCTGGGGAACTGAAAGAAAAAGATAGAGTTGCAGTAGCTAGAAGACTACCAGAAGGAAATAAAAAAGTAAGTAAAGAAGAAGCTAGAATTTTAGGATACTTACTAGGAGATGGAGGTATTACTAATTATATTTCTTTTACAAATGCTAATGAGATAATCCTTAAAGATTTTAAACAAAGTATACTAATACAATTTGGTAAACATACTTTTAAGGAAACTCCTTCTGGAAAAGCCACTACAGTTAGAGTAGTATCTACTGGTGGAAAAAAAGGAAGTCAAAAAGATAATATAGTACTTGAATGGTCACGAAGTATAGGTATATTTGGAAAAAAATCAATAGATAAGGAAGTTCCTTCTTTTGTTTTTTCATGGAATAGTGAAAGTATTGCCGAATTTCTTGGAGCTTACTTTGATTGTGATGGCTGTGTAGATACCAGAGATGGTTGTGCTGAATATTACTCTTCTTCAAAACTACTATTAGAAGGAGTTCAAAAGCTACTACTACGCTTCGGTATTATTGCTAAACTAAGTAGTAAAAAAACTAACTATAAAGATTTTATTTCTTATAGACTATCTATTACAGGAAGCGATAATCTTCAGATATTTTATAATAAAATTAAGTCAATTAGTGGTAAATTAGAAAAAATAAAAATAAGAAAAGCCAATACAAATACGGATACTATTCCTAAAGAAGTATATGGTCTCTATAAAAACCTAGTAAAAAAACAAGTGGGAACAGCCCCTAATGGGCGAAGATATAAACCTAAATATTCTCCATCAAGAAAGAAGTTACAAGAGTTTGGAGAAGATTTTGAAATAGAAGATGCTGTTGATTTAGCAAATTCAGATATTTTCTGGGACGAAGTGGTTTATATTAAAAGTATAGGGAACCAAGAAACCTATGCAGTAGAAGTTCAAAAATATCATAACTATTTAGTAGACACAGTTATTACTCATAACACCTTTATGCTAGCTGTTTATGGTGTTCTTAGATGTTTACTTTATTCTGGTGAAAAGATTGTAGTTATTGGTCCTTCATTTCGGCAGTCTATATTTGTTTTTAATGAAATGGAAAAAATGTGGATGAAAAACCCGTTTCTACAACAAGCTCTTCTAGATAAACCTAAACACCATGCTAATGAATATACAATGATTTTTAGAAATGGGTCCACTATAACTGCACTTCCTTTAGGAGTGGATGGTAGTAAGATTAGAGGAACAAGAGCCACAGTTATTATGGTAGACGAAGCTGCTCAGGTTCCTGTAGAGATTATTGACCAAGCTATTATTCCTTTCATGACAACTAAGAAAAATCCGATGGCTCAGTATTTAGGAATTACTGATGATGATAGTGACAATGTACTTATATTTGCTTCATCTGCCTACTATCAGTTTAACCATTTATATGATAAATACTCCTATTGGTTGGAACGTATTGAGGCGGGAGACCCTAAGTATTTTGTATCTAGATTTAATTACCACGATACTCCAGAAGGATTTATTGACTTAGACGTTGTGGAACTACAGCGGAAGACTACAGCAGCGGAAATTTTTCAAATGGAATACCTAGCTGAGTTTCCTAGAGATAGCCTTGGATTCTTTCCAGCTAGTTTGGTGTACAGGTGTGTTGACAGATTTGTTGCCCCTCTAAAAGAAGGCAATCCAAAGAAACAATATATTATGGGTTTAGACCCTGCTAGAAGTGATGATAATTTTGGAGTAGTAATACTTGAACTAAATGGAGACATTAGACATATAGTACATGTTGATGCTTTTCATAATAGACCGCTTCCTGAAATGAAAGAGCACATTTGTGACTTATTAGAAAGATTTAATGTTATAAGAATAGGGTGTGATAAATTTGGAGGAGGGGCTGCTTTAGCAGATTTATTACGAGAAGGGCATAAATGGGTAAGTTTTAAGACAGGAAAATTGGTAAATATACCCCCTATTCTCGTTATAGATGATAGAGAAACTGAATTATTGCATGGAAATCGTATGTTAGAGCTGGTCGTGTTTTCCAGCCAAACGATTAGTGATATGAACTTTTTACTTAAGACTCGGATGGAGAATGGCATGCTTCGGATTCCTGCAAGCCCATACGTATCGGATAATGTAGATGAAGAAGCAGAAAAAATCTTTATGGATATAATAGAACTTAAAACAGAGCTTACTTCCATAGTAATTGAATCCACAAAATCAGAATATCTTCGTTTCATGTCTCCAGAAGGACAAAAGAAAGACCGATATTCTGCGCTATTATTAGCAAATTATGCAGCTGACCATTATTTGATGCAAGAAGAACTTGTCCCTGAGCTTCCTTCTGGTTTCTGGGGATAAAAAGGAGGAAAGATGCCTTCAGCTAAGGTAGAAGTTACAGAACAATGTCTTTTGATGCGGGTTCTATACTTAGGCAAATAGCCTGTGTAGGAGCAACACCAGCTGGGGCAGGAAACAAAGCGTATTGGGATAAAATAGAATTGGTAAACACTTCTTGGGCTACTCCTAATATTTGGTATTGGGATGGTTATATATGGCAACAGATTAATAATGGAGTGGGAGGGTAATATGCCAGTAAATCAAATCAAGTCCCCCGAGGACGAGAAAATTTGGCAGGCCGCTAAAGACGCAGTTAGCAAACAAGGAGTAAAACCCACAGACCCTAAGTATTGGAAATTAGTTTCTACAATTTTTAACAAGATGAAAGGTGGAGCAAAGAAATAAGGGATGATAACGATGAACGTGTGTAAATCTCATACTGTATTAGTAGTAGACGATGATGTAGAGTTAACAGGACTTCTTAAAAAGAATTTTATGAAACTTGAGTGTGAGGTAGAAATTGCTAATTCTATAGAAGAAGCTAGATGCATACTACGTAAAAACATTATATCATTAATAGTATTAGATTTAAAGTTTCCTGGTGACGGAGAAATATTAAGTGGTTTATTTTTTATTTCTGAAATAAAAGAATTATACCCAAAAATAGGTATAATTGTTTTAACAGGCAACTTAACACAGGAAGCAGCTATTACAGCCTTAAATGCAGGAGCAGATGCTTTTATGATAAAACCTTTTAGTGTAAAAGAACTTAATGTTCTTACAGAAGAGATGTTATCTAAAACTAACGAACAAGATTTCCATGAGGCTTTAGAGAAGGCTTATTTTAGAATAGGACGAGCCTATACAATTACTCTTGATGCATTGGAGCAGGCTACAATAGCAGCTCAAGAAGTTATTGATACAGGAAAAGCAAATGGAGTTATTATAGACGCTTTTATAAAAGAAAGAAACTCAGTATAATGGATTTTTCTGATTATAAACCTACTTTGGATAAACTTATGCAACAAGTTGAAGAGACTGCTAAAATTGCTATTAAACTTTCAACTCAGTTAGAAGAAGTTAGTAGAAGGTTAGACAGGTCTGAAAAATCCTTAGAAATATTATTAAATGATGTTAAGACAGGAGAAACAGCAGTCCATAAAGCAGAGCTTTGCCCATTTTCTAGAAAATTAGAGGAGTATGATAGATTATTGTTTGGTGGTCCTGACGCTGAAGGAATAGTAGGAAAGATGGGAAGAGCAGAACGCACATTATCTTGGTACAAGGGCGCTTTGTATATAACAGGAACCCTAGTGGTAGTAATGCTCCCTATAGTAACAACATTATTAATAGCTTTTCTAAAGCACATAGGATAGGAGATAGGAATGGCCCAAAGTAAAGAACCTGAAGTTATGACCAATGCAGAAAACGTAGCAGTTGCTGCTATTAGAAAACCTAGAAAGAAACCAGAAGACAATGATGATATAGTGTCTAATAAACAACTTTCAACAGGAAGTCTAGCTATTCAAAGAAGGTTAGGAATTCGCTATGGAATGGACGAAATACAATCTATTGAAATTCCTAATGATTTTGAAGGACAGGTCGAATTAGCCAGAACAATGTATTCAGAAGAAGGTATGGTAAAGACAGTTATAGATTTAATGACTGCTTTTTCTTGCACAGGAATGAAAAATATAGCTACAAAACCCAAATCCCAAAAGTTTTTTGATAATATGTGTAAATACTCTGATATGGATAGCTTATTCCGTTGGATATTCCTAGAGTTTTATTTAACAGGAGATGTTTTTATTTATAGAGGAGACAAGCAAGTAGTTAAATCTGGTCCTGATAAAGGAGCAGTGTATTATAACTATACAGTTATGAACCCTCTTAGTATTGATGTTGTTGGAGATTTAATGTTTGGCGGAGAAGCCTATCTTTTAAAACTTCCAGATAGTGTTAGAAGAGTTTTACAGATGAAGAAGGGTAAAGAGTACACAGAAATAATGAGTAAACTTCCTAAAGCACTAAGAAAGGCTGACCTTATAACTAAGGACGGGAATATACTTCTACCAAAAGATAGAGTTTCTAGAATTTGTTATAACAAACAGCCTTATGAAAGAAGACCAACTCCATTTATAGCAGGAGCTTTTGCACCATTAATGCTTAAACGTAGATTGAGGGAGATGGACTTATCAACCGCTGAAGGGTCTATTAACTCTTTAATGGTAATTACAGTTGGTAACGATAAATTTCCTGCTACTAAAAAGCAATTAGAAGCTATTGCAGAACTATTTCAAACTGGAGCTAAAAGTTATCAACTTTTTTGGAACCACACACTTAAAGTTGAAAAGATAGAAGCAGACTTAAGTGCTTTAAATGATAGCAAGTATAGCCAAATAAACAAAGATATTGCAGCTTCTCTTGGAATGCCTTCTGTACTTATAAATGGTGGAGATGAGAGCGGTAGATTTGCTAATGCTTGGGCTTCCATTGTTGCTTTGATAGAGAGGCTAGACGCTGGACGGGACCAAGTGCTGCGTTGGCAAGAAACTGAATATAGACTTATAGCAGAGGAAAATAATATTATTGAAATTCCTTCTGTTGAATTTGAAAGAATGAATTTAAGAGAAGAGAAAGTTTATAAGGATTTACTTCTTCAACAATACGATAGAGGGCTGTTGGATAGGCACCGTGTGCTTGAAGAAGGTGGGTTTGATTATGACCAAGTTAAAACACAGAAGGAGCTTGAGAAGAAAGATGATAAACTCTTTGAATCTCCTTATGCTGAGTCAGGCGCTCCGGTTCCTCCTCCAGTACCCAAAGCACCAGCAGCACCAAAACCTCAATCAGGTAAACCTGGAGGAGAGGGCAGACCTAAGAATGAACTGAATCCTGATTATACACAACGTCCTCCGCAAGAAGGCCCAAGGCAGACTTCGGAGCCTCCACCGAGGATGAAATAATGATAAAAACCTTAAGGGGGGTGAATCTGTGAAGACTAAACTTTCTTCAATTAATCTAGAGGTTCCTGCAAAAATAGTCAATGCTAGTGAAGCTTTAGGGTCAATAGAAATGGCTGAAAATGATGATATTATGTTCGTTGGATTTACAATGTGCCATGAAGGGAGTAACTCTAAAGGAGATAGGTTTACTTTAGATGAACTGAGAAAATCTTGGCGTACTATAGCGCACAAGCCTATTAACTGGGAACATGAGGAACCTAACCTTGGGGTTGTTTTAGATTCTGCACTAAAGATTACCGAAACAAAAAATGGCAATGCTTCTAAATCTCCAGCACAAATAGATTGTGTTGGGACTATTTGGAGTATGCATTATCCAGAACATGCAGCTCTTTTATCCTATGGAGCAAATGATGGAACCTTAAAAGTTTCTATGGAAGCCTACTTTACTGATGTAGATTATATCATAGGAGATAACGAAGAGTCTATACCTTCAGCTGAGGCTGAGGCTGATATTACAGACTATTTAGGAACATATGCAGAAAAATATGGAAATAAGTTTGTATCAAGGGCACTAAAAAACGTTATATTTGGTGGAGTAGGAATTACTGCGTCCCCTGCGGATAAAGAAGCCGCTATATGGGCGTGTGCTTCTAACAAATCAGATGAGGAATATCATATATATTTACATGATGTTTTCGAGGGGCGGAAAAAGTCTCTAATGCAACCTGAACAAATTGTTGAAGAACACGAAAAAGTACATTGGAAACTTTCCAAAAAGTTTGGCAAAGGGGAGGTAGTATGAATCTAGATGAAACATTAGGTTCAGAATACTTATCTGCTATAGACATGGGAGTTATTCCTCCTGCAACTGAGGCAGATGATAAATATAAAGCTCTAGAAGTAAGTCAATTTGCTGACCCAGCTAATAGAGCCTTTCCTTGTAATACAGCTGAACGGTGCCGTTCTGCAATGGTTTATTTAAATAAATATTATAATAATCCAGCTAGCGGTGGAGTTACACAAAATTATTCTAAATCTAAATTTAAGCAAGTACATGATAAAATTGTTGCATTCATGAAGAAATATGGGATAGAACATAAAGGTTGTTCTATAGAAAACAGTAAAGCAAGTGATAACACGAAAGGAGGGATAGAGGATATGCCCGAAATAGAGGAAACTACAGAAGAAGTAGAGGAAACTGAGGCAACTTCCCCCGAAGAGGAGCTTACAACTGAAGAGGAAATCTCTGAGGAGACGGAAGCTTCTGAAGAGGAGGTTGTTGAGGAAGAGGCTACTGACGAGGAAACAGAGGCCAGCGAGGAAGAGGCTGTTGCTGAAGTTACCGAGGAAACTACAAACTCTGAGGAAACAGAGGAGCCTGTCGAGGAAGTCGCTTCCGATGAGCGTTCTGTTGGGTTCAAGATTAAAGAGCTTCTAACGGAGCTTTCAAATATTGCGGAAGAACTAGAACGTCCTAATGAGGTAGAGGCTAGTGAGGAAGAGGACGCTGTTACAAAACTTTCACGCGAACTTGCAGAAGCTCATACAGAGCTTGCAGAGTATAAGTGTAAGGAACTTGGCAGCGGACGAATCTATGACCTTACTCAGGCTGGTATTACATTCAAGGAAGACACTCTTATTGAAAGAGTAGCTAGACTTGGAAAAATGTCTGAGGAAGAGTTTGAGGCTTATAAGAGCGACCTTGTTAGTGTTGCTAGTGTTGAGCCGCAAGAGGAGCCAGAGGTTGAAAAGACTGAAGCTTCAACGGGGGAGAAGAAGACCACAGGTATCGAAACTCCACCCATGTTCCTTCCTATAGTGGAAGACCCAGAGAAGAAATCTCAAACCGAAAGGTTTAAGGAACTCTACAGAAAGTAAATCGAAAGGAGGTTAGGTAAGATATGGCAACTCATCCAACAAAACTGTTCTTAGGAATATACGAACCAGCGATTACGATATTTCTTGATGCTGGTGAGGAATTAGAAGAAATGGTAGTTGTAAAGCTCGGTACAGGCGCAGATGCTGGCTCGGTCTTTGCAGAAGATGGTGGAACGTTAGGCACTTATCCTTATGGATGGTGCACACAGAATGTTACTACAGCTGGGGTTACTCAGTATGGCTTAAATGGTCTTATTACTCGTACCGCTAAGGTGGGGGATAAGATTGGTATTTATGCTGGTGGCGGCATTCTCAAGACTGACAAATTAGTTGACCCAATTGTTGCCGGGGATGTTCTTTATCCCGGTACCAGTGGCTCTACTGATGGTTATGTCACAGCTACGCCAAGTACACAGGCTATTCCTGTTGGTATCGCGGAAACTGACCCCGATGCTGATGGTATTATCCGATTCAAGTCTTTAATTTAAATTAGAGAGGGGGTTAAATAAATGTCAGACGAAACAACAATGTCTTTTGAGGAAAGGTCTAAGCTTTTCAAGCAGACTATTGCTTCTGTTGAGGCGAGAGAGTCCCATGCTGCGGCTATGGGGGAACTCATACTGCTCCAGCTTCCGTCAGAAGCTTCTGTTAGAAGTATCTTTACCGTGGATGTACTGCCTGCAGGGGCATCACCCGTTTACACAATAGACATAGCAACAATCAGCGCGTGGGTACTCCCAAAAATGGGTGAGCACCCAATAAACCTCGTCACAGCAGAGGAAGTCACCATTCCGACCTATGAGGTCACTGGTGATGTGAGCTACAAGCTCCAGTTTGCGCGTGATGGTAGGTTTAACGTGGCAGAGAGGGCGCGGCAGAGGCTTATGGATTCAATCGTTGACCTCGAAGAGGAAGGCGGCTGGACCCTGCTTCGTGCAGCGTGTACTGCTGGTAACACAGTGGTTGACCCAGCTGGAGACCCTGGCCTTACAAAGGCTCTGATTTCCACAGCTCTTGCCAAGATGGAAAGCAATAGAGGCTATCAACCTGACACACTTTATGTCAGTTCGAATAGTGCGGCTACGATACGCGAATGGGACTATACGACTATTGACCCAACAACCCAGAGAGAAATCTTTGTGGCTGGTGGACTTGGTAGTATTTGGAACATTGGTATCAAGGTTGTTTGGTTCCTTGATGATGATGAGTCTTATCTCTTCGACACAAGGGCTGACAAGCTTGGCTATATGCCAATTCGTGAGTCGCTGAAGACCTTTGATGACCCAACTGCGATTAAGAAATATCGTGTCGGTGTTATTGCTTATGAGGAAATCGGCTTTGGTGTTCTGGACACCCAGTGCATCGTTAAGTTAGATATCGCCTAATAAGTAAAGGTAGAAGGTTTATGGGGTGGGCTTAAACTCCCACCCCAACACCTTCAATTCGAGGAGGGTACTTGGCTTTTTTAAGCACGTATTTACCAGATTTAAGATTAGAACTAAGAGACAATGTTAATTCCATAGAGGAACAGTATTTAGGAAACGGTACTCAAGAAGCTTGGACAGTCATGGAACCTCCAATTTCAAGTGGTACTGTAACTGTTATTCAAAATGGAATTATTGTTAATGACTATACAGTTACTAATGTATATGGTATTATAGATTTTGATACTGCTCCAGCTGATGGAGATGAGGTTAAGTTCTTATATCAAACAACAGAATATGAAGACGACTTTTTAATAAGTTATTTAAAGAGGGGAATTGTTACAGTAGAATCTTTATACTCATTAGGGTATGTAGTAACAGGAACAGGGGCAGCTGCTGAAGTAGCCCCAGACCCAACAGATGACTTATTAAGAATTTGGCTTAATATGACAAAGTATTTAGTAAGATGGGATAGTGTTTCAGCAGATGTTGAGAATGCATTTAGTTGGAGGGATGGAGATAAGTTTATAGCAACCTTACCAACTATAATGGCTCAAAGAGGATTACTAGAATCTATACGAGACAAAATTATGTGGGATATTGAGCGGCTTGTATTAGAAGGAACTCTTGGTCAAAAGAGAGCTGGTGGAGCTGACCCACTCGATTATGGGGCTTATATTACTGGAACAGGGCCAACAACACAAGATTGGCTTTGGTTTGATGGAGAAATTGGAGAATTAAGTTAATGTTAAATCTTAGAAAGCATTATCAAGATAGTGAAGATAAACTTAATTCATTTTTTGTTCGTAGTAATAGGTATGATATAGATTTATATGTAAAAAAGATTTTAGAGACAGATTGTACAGCGTGTACATATGACCCTGTTAGGAAAGAAAGCACAAATATCGCTTGCCCTACCTGTGGAGGTAAAGGCAAGATAGTGGATGTTAGAAAAGCTAAAATACCAGCTTGGTTCAATCCTGATGCAGAAGAAGGAACTATAGAATCTGGAGGAGTTACAAAAGAACAGAATATTAGAGTGACTCTTTCTGATAAGACATTCAAACATTATCAAAACTACCTTAAGAATAGAACTAGAGTTTATATAAACGATAGCGACTATGAAATAGTCATGATAGAGAAATTAGGAGTTAGTCCTTATATGTTTGTTAATCTAAGATTAACAAAAGTACTAGAGCCATTGGATATAACAAGATAATGAATTCAATAGAAAAACAAATAGAAGACGCATTAAATAAAGTTATTAACAAGCATGTTAACGAATACATGACTAGTTTACAAACTATTGTTGAAGAAGATTTTAAAGAATCTAACGATGCTATGGAAGAAGATTTTAATAAATATGGAAAAGAATTATTGTATCAAGAAACCGAACCACATACAGGGGAAATAGGCTATGACCAACGTATACATGAGAATTTGTATACACATTTAGGTACATTTCTTTTTAAAGAAAACAAAACTCCTATAAAAAATGAATTAAAATTATTAGATAAGGATGCTTTAAAGGGAGGAAAATCAACATTAGAAGTAGTATATT